TTTTAGTATATGAATTATTATTCTGATTAATAAAATTTAATAATATTGATGTATTTATACTAAAATTTAATATTCTTGGTGTAGAAATTATAAATGAATTAATTGTTTTTGTTAAATTTTTATAAATATTTTTTAATATTATAATATCTTCTATCGTTGATATTTTTTTTGAGTAAAAATAAGAATTTATCTTATTTTGTCTATAAATATAGTTTTCATAAATATATATTAGTGATCTATAAGAAGAATTATTAAAAATTAATACATCTTTATTTATAATTATATTCAAAATATTATCAAAAAAAATATTATTAGACTTGCTATAATAATTTTCAAGATTATATATAAAATTTGTATCTTGAATATTTTTTAAAAAGACTGGTATATCAATTTCAGTATAACATCCTATTTTAAGAAATAATCTAATATAAGTTATAAGACTAAATTTATTTATTAAATTTGTATTTGATATATTCATATTATTTTTTTCAATTAATATTAATGATTCATTATAATCTAAATTATCATAATTACCAAAATATATATTTTTTGGATAAAAATAAATTATCATATCTGTATTTTTTTCACAATTTGGTAAATAAATAATTATTGTATTATTTATTTTATTAGTTGATAAATTTTTAATAAAATCATCATAAGATATTATTATTTTTTTACTATTTTTATTGTTTGTTAATATTTCAATGTTTAAAAATTTTGATACTTTACTTATACTATTATTGATGAAATCTGTATATATGAAACTATTTTCTGTTATAATTTTATAATAAATATTATTATCATAAATTTTTATAGATGTTTGTATATTTGATAAATAATTATTTAAAATTAAATCATTAAATTTCTTATAAAAAAATGTATCACTTGTAAATATTTTATAAGAATTAATAGTATTAATATCTACTCTAATATATTCTATATTTTGAAAATTAATACAATCCATAATATTAAAAAATACTTGATTACTTAATAATTCATTTTTATCTATTTTGGAAATAAATCCATAATAGTTATATTCTAAATATATATTATAATAATTATTTGTTTCATCTGTTTGTAATTCGATATTTGTATCAAATTTTATTAATTTTGTTATTAATTCTTTATTTTTTAATAAATTACTTGTCCATAGGGTAAAAAAATTATTATTATTTTCATAATAATTTATTTTAATTATTTCTAAATTATTTATTTCAGTTTTTGAATATTTAAATTTTAAAATATAATAATTATCATAAAATGAAAATATATTATATGTTTTAGTATCAATTTGATCCAAATAATATTTTAATATTTCATAACTATTATTATTATAACTCATTTTAACAAATGTATTTGTTAATAAATCTCCATTTGGTGGTATTTCAAATATTTGATAATTATTTATATTATTAATTGATTTACTATTTGTTATTTCTTTTTTATATATTTGAACTGTGCGTAAATAAAAATTTGAATATCTTCTATATATTGCCTTAAAAAATGATATATGAGGATCTTTATTCAAATATTCATATTCAGCACCGACTGATAATAATTGTATAAAACCACTCGGCATTAATTATAATTAAATATAAATATATATATATATTTATACTAATATTAATTATATAATTTAAAATTAATATGTATAAGCTAAACCTGCAATCCCACCTATAATTCTTAATATATTATAATTTGTTCCAATTACATGTAAATTATAATTATCATTATTAAAATCTTTAAAATTATTTATTAAATTTAATTCAAGAGAAACTTTTGGTATTCTGCTAAAATTACATGATCCTGATGGTTGTACTTCTGTTGGATTTAATGAAAATGAATAAATATTTATACCCAATGAAACATCAGAATTATAATAACTATATGGTTGAACATAATTAAAATATCTATATGAATATGATGCTAGATTTGAACCATTTAAATTTAATGTAGAATTTTCAATTGGATTGTATAATAAATTTTGAAATGAGAATAATTTATTTAAATCATCATTTAAAATATTTATGTCTATAATATTTTTTTCAAATTCAGCATTAATTTTATTAGTATCAATAACATAATTTACTATATTAAAATAGTATGAAGGATTATAAACTAGATTTAAATAATTGATGTAATTAATACTATTAATTGAATAATTTACAGATGAAATTAAATAATATCTATCAAAATATTTTTTATTTATTAAATTATTTATATTATAGTTTTTTGATAAAAACCAATATAAATCTTTGCAACAATGAAAAAAATTAATTTCGTATGATGAAGAATTATCTAATATATTTTTATACATTTCATATTGCTGCTGAGTAATTAAATATTCATGACCAGTTTGTGCAAATTTTTTCCTTTCTATTGCATCTAAAAAAATAAATTCAAGTATTGTATTTATTTCTAACTTATTCGTAAATATATTATCTTGTTCTTCAATAAATTTTTCTATTACTTGTGTATTTTTTTGAATTTTATCACCTTCTATTGCTAAAAAAAATACATCAGTTAATTTTTTTGTCTTAATTTTTAATTGTAAATCATTATATTGTAATGCAATTAATGGAAATGCTAAACCATAACTTTGACTGAACCATAAGGGTAAAGGTAAATATAGAATTATATTTGAATTATTTGTTACTGTTGGTTCAGTTATTTCTATAATATTTCCAATTAATTCATTATAAACATCTTTATTTTGATAAGACAATTCACCGTAAATATTTATGTAATTATCTGTTAATTTTGTTATTAAATTACTTCCTATATAAATTTCTATACTTTCAAATAAATATATTGCTATTTTTTCTACCCATGCACCTTTTATAATATTATTAGTAGTTAAATTATTAATTAATATTGAATATATTTGTTTACTAATATAATCTAATGTTTTTAAATTTTGATATACAGTAAATTTAAATCCATCAAAACTTAATTCATTATAGGTATAATTTATATATAAAAAAATTAAATTACTATCAGATATTGTATACATTGATGCATTTTTTAAATAGTCAATATTATTATTAAAAATATTGATAGTAGAATTATTAGTAAAGATAAAATCTAATATTATAAAATATTGATTAAATTCATCACTATCAAAATTATTTTGAATTAATTCATTATAATCTTGAATGTATGTAATATATGTTTTAGGATATGTTTCTGAGAAAAATGTATTAGTATAATAACGTATTTTATTTATAAAGTTAACTACATATCCAACATAATCTACTAATTTTAGATAATTATTTGATTGATCTAAAATTTTTAATTCATTTTTTACCAAATTAATAAAATTTATTAAATTAAAATTTGGTATTTTAATTTTTAAAATAATTTTACTTAGTAAATCACCATTTTTTAATATAACTTGCGTTGATGTTTTGTTAAATCCAACTTCATTATCAAAACTTGTTAATACATAATTTTTACCAAAATTTGTGTATCGTCTATATATAGTTGTAAAAAAAGTTATTTCTGGATTACCATTTAACATTATATCTTGATTACCAAAATTTACAATCTGTATTAATCCACCAGTCATTTATACTTTATTATTTCTTTATATTTTTATTATTTTAATTAAATTAAATTTATTTTAAAATAAATTAATTATTAAACTTATCGATGAATAACCTTCAATCTCTATGTCTTGGTATAGATTTTGGCACTACAAATTCTTGTTTATCAATATGGTATAAAAATAATCCTATTATCGTTACTGATTTTGATGGTTCTAATACAATTCCTTCCGTTATTGAAATAAGTGATAAAAAAAAAATTATAGGAAAAGAAGCTTATATTCGAAAAAATATTTTTGATAAAACTAATATTAATAATATTGAAAATAATTCTATTTTTTTAATCTATGAAATTAAAAAATTATTAGGAAAAAAATTTTTTGAAATTAATCAAGAAATTATTAATATACTAGCTTATACTATCACAAGTGATGAAAATGACAATATTAAAATTTATAATGAAGCAAATAATACATATTATTTTCCTGAAGAAATTGCAACTCAGTTATTTATGTCTTTTAAACTTAATTCTGAAATTTTTCTTTCAAAAAAATTTAATTGTGATATTAAAATTAATGATGCTGTAATTTCTGTTCCTGCTTATTTTAATAAAAATCAAAGAGAAATTATTAAAAGATGTGCAGAAATGGCTAATTTTAATGTCTTACGATTAATTAATGAACCAACTGCTGCTGCAATTTGTTATGGACTTGGTAAAAATATTTCATCAAATATTAATGTTTTAGTTTATGATTTTGGTGGTGGAACTCTAGATATTAGTTTATTAAATATATCTGATGGAGTATTTGAAGTTTTAGGATCTTGTGGAAATTCAAATTTAGGTGGATCTGATTTTGATAAAGTTATTATGGAATATTGTATAAAATCATTTATAGAAAAAAATGTTTTAATAAAAGATAATTCTATTGAAAATTTTATAAATAATATAAAAGAAGAAAATTTACAAAAATTAAAATTTTTAGCTGAACAAGCAAAAATTACTTTAACTGATAATTTATCTGCAAAAATAAAAATTATTAATTTTTATAATAATTATGATTTAGTTATTGATATAACAAGAGAAATATTTAATGAAATTTGTCAAAATCTTATTAATTTATCAATTAAACCATTAAATGATATATTAGAAATAACAGATATTGATAAATCCGATATTAATGAAATTATTATGGTTGGTGGTATGACAAGAATTCCTATTATTAGATATAACGTTGAACGTTTTTTTAATAAAGAAGTAAATTGTTCTATTGATCCTGATAATGTTGTTTCTATTGGGGCTGCTATTCATGGATATATGATAGTTAATAAAGAAAATCTTGAAGATAAATTATTATTGATTGATAGAACTTCATTATCAATTGGTATTGAAACTAGTGGTGGTATTATGGATATTCTTATCCCTAGAGGAACTATTATTCCTGTTAAAAAATATAAAAAATATACTACTGATACTGATTTTGTTGACTCAATTATTGTTAAAATTTATGAAGGGGAAAGAAAATTAACAAAAAATAACTTTTTAATTGGTAATTTTGTATTAAGTGGTATTGAAAAAGAAAAAAGAGGTATACCTGAAATACAAATTACTTTTGAAATTGATTCAGATGGAATTATTAAAATTAAGGCTGAAGATTTAAATAATTCTTTAAATAAAAAAATGATACAAATATCTAGTAATAAAAATAATCTTTCAAATGAAGAATTAGAACAAATTATTGATAATGCACGTAAAATGGATGATTTAGATAGAATTGATAAATATAAAAAAGAATCTCATTTACAACTTAAAGATTATTGTTTAAGAATTTTAGAAAACTTGAATAATGCTAATATTAAATTTAAAGAAGATATGAAACAAGAAGTTACTGATAATGTTAATGAAATCAACTCTTGGCTTGATAATACAGTATATGATCAAATTGAAATTTCAAAGTATAAAGAATTACTTAATGAT